TCAAGAAATCAGCCAGCGAGGACGGGAAAGAGGACTCGTCGAGCGCAGACAAAATCATCGGCCGCACGCAGCTTTTCCCATTCACGCGGAAAATCATCGAGAACAGTTCTCCGCGTCAGGCTGGCGAGTTTTCCCCTATCTGGCAGAGCTTTTTGCGCGGAAGTCAGCATTATTGCTACTTACCTTGCCCGCATTGCAGCGCGGAGGCAAAAGCCAAAGGAGAACCGCGCCAGATGCCCGACAAATGGCCGGTTGGATGGAGCGAAGAAAGCCGTGACCCGTATCTGGCAGGATGGCAGCGGCTAGTCTTCACGAACGATCCAGCGTATCAGCCCGCTAAACACGTTCCTTTCAATCACGACCTAATGCCAATCGACGGCACGATGGAGGAAAAGCTCGGGCGCATCGACTTTTCTTGTGCGGAGATTTGGGCGGAAGCACCGGCACCGTATGACGCTACGAAGATGATTCGCGTCAAAACCGGATACAACGAAGACAAAGTAGAGAACGAGACGACGTATCAATGCGGGCATTGCGGAAAGCAGATTGAGCAACAGTCATTGCGCTGGATGCTCAACCGTTACCGATGGATGGCGCACAATCCGAAAGCCTCTAAAGACCGCATCAGCGCACACGTTTGGCGAGGATACGCACCGCCAGAATTGGGCGGAGGGTGGAATCACATCGCGAAAGCGTTTCTTGAAGCTAAGAATGACATCGGGAAGCTAATCACGTTCACGAACATGAGCCTCGGCTTGCCGTTCATTAGAGCAGGCGCGGCAATCAACGAAGGCGACCTAGACCGCGTTCTTGCGAGAACTCCAATCCGCTATATAAAGGGGCAACTCCCGAGAATGCCGGAAATGCTGACGATTACGGCGGACAAGCAAAAGGACATGCTGTATTACACAATCAGAGCATGGGGCGTGATATGGGAATCACCGGACCAGCAGACGTGGAGTGCATTAGTGGACTGGGGGACGGCGATGACGATGGACGAGTTGACCGTTCTTGCAGGCGAAAAGCCGGACGGGACTGGAAAATATCGCACGTTCGACTTCACCGATGACAAGGGCAAGGTTCATCAGTTTCGTTGCATCGCGGGCATTATCGACGCCGGAAACGATCAGGACGTAGTGTTTGAGTTCTGCCACAAACGCACCCGCATTTTCGACCCGTATAAAGGCTCGGGGCCGATTCAGACCCAGTGGAACCGTATCCGCCCGCGCAGCGTATATGACGACCAACTGACGCTGCTACTTTGTTGGTCTAGTCACTACGCAGAGCGGCTGTATTACGACGCAATCAAACACGGGCAAGCTGGAGACAATGCCGTCTATTGGTGGCTACCAATTAACATTGATGACGACTACAAAGCGCAGCTAACCGACGAATACAAGGACGGCGACGAGTGGGTATCACGCCGGAAAAACAACCACCTCGGCGACTGCGAGAAAATGCAGGTTGTTTTGGCGGACATTATGGAGAGCCGCTTGACACTAATTAAAGAGAAGCGTAATAACGTGAAAACAGAAACAGAGTAGCCGTGAGAAACCACGATTCCAGCGACGACCCTCGTGCAAGCTACACGCCAAACATGGGCATTGATTCCACGGCGGACTTGATACACGAGCCGTTTGCGGAATACAACGGGCAGCTTCCCGTGAATCGCGAGCAATGGCGGAAACTCACGCGCTACCTTGTCGAAAAGGGCATTGAAGGAATCGACCCGAACACCGGACGCGATGGGAGCCGCATGGCAATGGAACTTTTGCGAGCGTTCACGAAAGACACGGACAAGCGATTCGCGATTCGCGCCGTTCTTTATCTTCGCCTTTTCGGAATTGAGGGACGCAGTTTGGCGGAAATAGGGAGTGACTTTGGACTTCATCGGGCAAGCATTAGCCACACCTACAGGCAAATAAAAGCGATGCATCCCGGCATTGCGAATCCGGCTGACAAATCAGAGGAATACTGCGAAGAAGCAGCGCAACGGCGACAGGGAGCGCAGAAGATTCGCGAGAAAACGAAGTGGAAACCGACCTACAACTGACATGAACGAAAAACAACTCAGCCTTTCATTCTACGACGACGCGGCATTGAAAAAGATGCCGGAAACGGACATTATCGCCGCTATTCTTGGCCGTTACGAGCCGCTAGAACGCGAGATAATGCCGCAAGCAATGGCAGCAATCGGGAGCGCGATTCAATCGACGGCTGGACTCGGGCAGCTATTGGAGGAACTCTACCAAAGGCACAAAGGCGCAAAATGGGAAGAAGTGTATGAGAAAATCGGACTTCCGTTCTCGTTTGTTCAGGCGAACCGATTCAGGCAGCAATGGAACAACAAAGGCAAAGTTATCGACGCGGCAGACCCGACGCCGTTAGCACTCACAAACGCATTCAGGCACGCGGAACTACTCCCGGAACCGGAACCACAGCCGAAAAGCGAGTTGCCACCGATGCCGTTCACGCTGAAATTCTCGTTTGACACTTCCCGCGAAGTCAACACATGGGGCCGCGAGAACGTCGTGGACTTTCTGACGCGCACGGAGAAAATCGAACTGCTACGGATGAAAGCAAAAGCGTTTATTGCAAGCGGAGCACAATGAAAACCTTCACCAAAAAGAGCGTTGCGACGGAGTTTTCCAAAAAGTTCCCAAATCACGGAACAAAAACGGTAGCGCGGGCGATATATCGGGCGCATCCTAATCTTTTTCCTTCGCTCGCGGCAGCATACGCAACGATGCGTTTCGTTCGTGGATCGCTTAGGCGCGACATGGCAAGCAAAGCCACGGACTTAAAGCCGCTGCGATTCATCGAATCAATGCCGAAAAGCGTGAACGAGGTTCGCAAGACGTTCGTTATCGACGGAAAACAGCGTGTTCTTGTTCTGAGCGACATTCATATTCCACACCACGACGAGAAGGCTTTTGCGACGGCGATAAAGCACGGGATGAAGATTAACCCGACAGTCGTTTATCTCAACGGCGACACGGTAGAGAACTACGCGCTTTCCCGTTGGGAGCCTGACCCGCGCAAACGAGACTTGGTTCACGAAATCAAAACCGCACGGCAAGGGCTAAAATACATTCGCGAACGATTCCCGAAGGCGCGACTGATATTCAAGCACGGCAACCACGAGGCACGCAGCGAGGATTATTTACGCAGAAAGGCTCCTGAGCTACTCGGAGTTGAGGACTTCCAGCTAAACAAGCTGCTACGGTTCGACGAGCTAGGGATTGAAGAAGTCGGCCTTTTGCAGTTTGCTAAAATCGGCAAATTGAACGTGATTCACGGGCATGAACTACCGAAAGGCATCGGGAACACGGTGTCCGCCGCACGCACGCTGTTTCTGCGGATGCTCGACACGATGCTTTGCGGGCATTTTCACCAAACGCACAATTTCACAGAACCTGTCGGAGTTGACCGAAAGTTGGTTTCCTGTTGGTCCACCGGATGCCTCTGCGGGCTTTCACCGGATTTTGCGCGGGTGAATAAGTGGACACACGGATTCGCCGTCGTGGAAACCGACCGAAACGGGGATTTTGAGGTCAGCAATTTGAAGGTTATTGGAGGGAAAGTGTTTTGAAAACGGACGACAAACACAGCGAACCAGCCGGAGAGAACAAATCAAAATATGAAACCAACTGATACAAACAACCAACCAACGGAACCGAAAACGGCGGGTTCGCCTGCTGTGACTGGCTCTGCGACCAACGAAGAAATAATTGCGTGCTATCAAGATGCACTGCGTGGACTGCAATCATCGCTTGATATAGCGCGGAAGGCATTGGACGCACTGGCAATTGCGCTTACAGAACACCATCACCAATGGACTCCAGAACAACGTGCGCTCTACGAGGACGCAATGCCGGGGGATAATCAAACGCCGCCCATTGACAACAAATACGTCGCAGATGGTTGCGAACAGTTCTCAGTGACGCCCGCCGATGAAACCCTGAGATTGCGAACTGCGCTGCGCTCAATCCTCGTGGAAGCAAATGTAACATGGGACGCCACCAAGCCGCCCGCTGACATTGGCAAAATCTGCCAACTGGCAGACGCCGCCCTGTCGCAGAGCGATGAACACAGCGGCGGCACGTCCGCTGGTGTGACTGGTTCCCATACTACCGGTGAAAAGCATTAAATTTTATGGACTACCAAAATACAAAAATACACGGGCCGTTCACGCACCACAAAGTATCCGTGGACGGCTACCTTGTTCCGTATCTAGACGTGACTCCGCTGACCGGCACCAATGACGGATCGGTGAATGTGTCTGTAACGCACCAAGTCGTCCTCGCGGATGCAGACGAAGCCCGAAAGTGGATTCCGCTAATCGCGCACGCGCTTGCGGTTGGGGCAGGCTACACTTGCCATGGGGCAAACAGCGAAATGGCGAATCCTCACAAAATCCAAATCATACAAATCGGGGAGGTGGAACGTGAGTAAGGCTTGGCTCGCAAGAGACAGCACTGCGATTGCTGGCGTTTTCTGCACATGCCTGTTTCGCCGAAAGCCGCCTACCGATGTTTGGGCAACTCCTGTTCGTATAATATGCCACGAAAACCGCAAATCGTTGAACGCAAACTAGGCCGCGAACGCGCAGACGGGCTTTGCCATTCTGACGGCTTGATTGAAATTGACGAGAGGCTAAAGGGCAAGGCGAGGCTAGATACGCTGATTCATGAGCTAGTACACAGCTTTGACGGTTCACTAACGGAAGAATACGTCACCAAGCTGGCGACTTACATTGCCGATAACCTTTATCGCAATCGCGTCAGGGTAATTGAATCGGATTAGTTTTGACAAGGCGGCGTCAAAAAGATGCCGCTTTCAAACGCTGATTTCACACAGTTTCTCATCGACGAGATTGACGATGGGAACGAGTCATTTGTCACCGACTTATTGACGGCGGCAAAGGCTAAGATTGTTGCAGGCGGTGGCGTCATTGATTCGATGACAAGCGGAAGTCGCAATGGGAAAAGCTACACCATGCAAATAGGCATGGACGCGGCGACTGTCGCGAAATGTTGCCGCGATGCGTTACGCACAATGGACGTAGCGGACGGCAATCCGATGTTCACTGTTGCGAGCTTCACGAATGTTCTACCATGAAGCCTAAAAAACAGCCAAAAAAACTAGGAGCAGGTTCGACGAGCTACCGTGAGACAGTTGATTCGTCTATCGACCGCGCAAACGTTCAATTTCTCATTCCGCAAGATTCGCGGCTTTACCTTTCTGCATACACTCGCAAGCGGATTGTCGAAAAGGTTGAATGGTGCCGTCAAAACTTTGGAATCGTGCAGGAGTGGGGCCGTGGAATCGCACGGCATACGGTAGGGCGTGGAATATTTGCGAGTTTTAACACGGAAAATGCGGAGTGGAACAAGGCGGCGAACCTTTCGCTTGAAAATTACTGCATGACCCCGACGCAATGCGACGTTACCGGACGCCGCAACGCTTACGAAATGCAGGCGCACATTGCGGAGCAGCTTGCAATCATTGGCGAGGCTTTCGTTCTTCATTCTGAAAATCCCGACTTCCCTTCTCCGCGTTCTGGCGTTGACGATTGCCCGGCATTTTACGCGATAGAGCCGAACGACGTTGCCACGCCGCCGCAGCAAAACGGAAAAGCAACGGAAGGCATCCACGACGGAATCGAACTCGGCGACTTTGGCCGCGCACGTTACTACCACGTCAGGCTGGCAAGCACAGAGTTTCAAGCCTACGACGCACGGGATGTTTCTCACATCTTTCACGCGCAGGGAACGAACCAAAGCCGCGGAATTTCACCGCTTGCGCCGGGAGTCAATAATTTAGTTGACATTCACGAGTTAAAGCGTCTGGAAACCAAGACCGCTAAAACGCAGCGGCTTGTTTCGCTTATCATCAAGGGAACAAAGGCAGCAAAGGGACGCGGAGCAATGGCGGCACTTGCGGCACCAGTTGAGGGAGTTGACCAAGTGGACACGCAAGCCGTGGAAAACCTTTACCAAGGCGCAGGCGCAGCGATTGCCCGCATGGGTGACGATGGAAAGGTTGAGTTGATTACGGGCAATACGCCCTCGCCATTGGTGAACGAATACGTGACCGACCTTTTGCTACGTGACGCAGCGGCAGGAACCGGCATTCCAGTTGAGTTTTTCTGGAGTCGCGACAAGCTCGGCGGCGCAAACGCTCGCGGCATTTTCGCACAAGCTGACGCGGCTTTCTCGCTACTAGCGGACAAAGTGATTTATGGATGGTTTGAACGGTTTATCATTCGTTTCATCGAATGGCGAGTTGCAAGCGGATTGCTTGCGGAGCCTCCCGTAAATTGGCGCGACTGCATCAGCTACCGCAGGCCGCGACGTGTAACGCTCGACAACGGGCGAGATTCAAAAGCACGCATTGAAGAACTCAATCACGGACTTGCGACGATGCGCCTTATCTACGACGAACAGGGCGAAGATTACTTGACGCACATCCGCCAGTGGATTCGCGAGTTTCGCGAGTTTGAAGATGAAGCTGTTTTGCAAGGTTACACGCCGGAAGAGGCGAAGCAGCTTGCGAACCGCTGGCGTCCTCTACCTCCGGGAAGTGCGACAAGCACAACGCAGCAAAAAGGCGCGATGACCGCAGAGCCGATTGAGGCTGAAGATTCACCGGAGGACACAGCCGAAGATTTAATAGAGTCAGACAACCAGAACGCACAAAATGATTCCAATTCCTGAAACCATACTAACGCAGCCGCTGGCGATGTTGCCAACGGCAATCCCAGCATTTATTCAGCGTTTCGCAAACCTTCGCGCCCGTTGCGAGGCGATGCCGGAGAATCTGAGCATTGGTGACTTTGTGAACCAGCGGCGAGATTATTCCGTGTCTGATGGGATTGCTACGATTCACATCAACGATGTTCTAGCGCAGAATACGACTGGAAGTGACCGGAAGCTCGGCATGACCGATTACGAACAAGTCACAAGCGAACTCGACAAGGCGATGAGCGACCCGAACGTCCGCGCAGTTGTGCTAGACATTAATAGCCCCGGCGGAAGTGCGATTGGAGCACCAGAGGCAGCGCAATCGGTTCGCGACAGCAGACAGACGAAGCCAGTCATTGCATACATCGGAGAAATTGGAGCAAGCGCAGCGTATTACTTGGCGGCAGGTGCATCGGCTATCGTCGCGCAAGCAAGCGGAATGGTTGGCAGCATCGGCACGCGTATTGAGTTTCTCGACTTCGGGAACGCACTCGCGGCAATGGGAATAACTCCGCACATTTTCACGCCCGCAGCTAGCGACTTGAAAGCGGCAGGAACGCCTATGCGAGCACCTACCGCAGCGGAAACAAATTGGTTTCAGTCACACATCGAAAGCATCAACGCGAACTTCACAGGATTCGTAAAAGCGAACCGCAAGAAAGTCGGCATGGAATCAATGCGCGGGCAGGTTTTCACCGGAGAACAGGCACTTGAAAACGGCCTTGTGGATTTCACCGGAAACATAACAACGGCTCGCAAGCTAGCAACTCAACTGGCGGACTATTTGACAACGCGCAAAAACAAATGAGCATTGAAGAAATCACGCAGGAACTCGAAACCGCAAACGCATCGCTTTCGACTGTGACCGCTGAACTTGAGGCGGCGAAAGCTATTATTGCCGCGCAGAAAACCGAACTCGAAACAGCGCAGAATGCAGCAAAAGAGACGCTTGCAAATCTCGAAACCGCGAACGCCGAAAACACGGAGCTTTCCGCAAAGCTCGAAACGCTCACCGCTGAAAACGAGGCACTGACAAAAGAGCGCGACGAAGCCAAGATTGAAGCGGCAAAGGCGCGTGAACAAGGCGCACGCTACGGAGCTAAGGCACCGGCAGGCGGCACCGCATCAAACGGGCCAAAGGAATTCACGACCTCGGCGCAGATTAAAGAGCATTACGCTACGCTCACCGGAGAGGAGCGATTCGCATTTTTCCAAAAGAACAAGAAAACTTTGCTCTCCTAAACAGGGACGCAGAACCAACAACAACAACACACACAATAAAACATCATGGCTAACACACTCTCAGCCGACCTCGTAGTAGATGTAGTGCGCGACCGGGTTCTCACAGTCCTCGGAAGCAAACTTGCATTCTTGTCCGCATACTCAACCGATTTCACCGCCGACACAATCGCGCCGAAATCAGTTGTTCAAGTCGCCAAAGCAACTGCCGGAGCGACCGCACAAACTGACCCGAGCAACTATGAATCCGGCGACACTACGTTGTCGAATATCGCAGTTACGCCTTCCGAATTGTCCGTCTCGTTTCACCTGACGAGCGCACAACTTCAGCAGGGCTTCCGGCTTCAGAAGCTCATCGACATCAACCTCCGGCAGCTTGCTTACAAAATCGCGGATACAGCCTTGGCACCAGTCACGGGCGCAGCCGCGCTCACTGTAGCGGCAGCCGATTTCGGCACTGACGACCTCGTAACGCTCTACGCCGCCGGGAAGGATTTGGACATGAAGCACCTCGTCCTCGACGGCAGCTATGTCGCACGCATTCTCCCGACGGACCGCAACTCGTTTGCTCTTGGGGAAAGCGGCGCATACGGATTCGACCGCATCCTCGAAAATAACCGTTGGACTGGAGCACAAGCAAACGTCACGGGATTCCTTTGCGACCCGCAGGCAATCGCAGTTGCAAGCGGACTCCCGACGATGGACGACGGAGTTGCGAACGACATGCAGAGCAACGACGTAATCACAATCGACTCGCTCGGCCTTTCCGTCCGTTTCTCGCGCTGGATTAGCCGTGCAAGCCGCGCACCGTGGGCGTCGTTCAACGTCATGTTCGGTGCCGCAAGCGGAGATTCCAGCCGTCTGAAAATCATCAAATCCGCCTAAACTTAATCGATGAAATTCATCACGCTTGAACTCGACGGAAAAGGCTCGAAACTGGTTCTGGGACCAGACCAGCCCGGAGTTGTCCACCGGAAAGCCGTGATGGACGCACGCGGAAAGGTAAAAGCTGGAAAGCGCATTGCGTGCTTTTCTCTGACCCCGGTATGTGCCGCAAGCGGCTCGACTGAGGCCGAAAAGCCTAAGTCAGAAAAGGAATAAAACAAAAGGGGAATCATCAGGGCCGCACTTGGGAAACTGAGTGCGGCCTTTGTTTTGACTAAAACAAGAAAGAAATGGCGCGATTCGACACATTCATGGCCGCAGGATGGGAGACAAGCAACGACGTTTTCGGAACGGTCAATTTCACCTTTCCGGGCGTTGCTGGAAACGTGCCGTGTGATTTCAACTCACTAGGCTACACGCAGCAAGTCGAAGTCTATGGAAAGGTTGAATCGTTTACCGCAACGATTGAAGTAGCAATCACCGACCTTGCAACGGCACCGGCTCACGGAGCACTAATCACGCGAGTGAGTGACGGCAAGGTTTTCCGTGTCATCGGGCAAACGCAAACCGACGGCGACACGCATCAAATCAACCTCGATTCACGGAACGTATAATGGCCTACCAAACGCTCGGAACAAAACTAGAGATTGCATTCCGCGATTATTTGGAAGGTGTTCGCGCTCCTTTATTGGACGGCGTGGACATTGTGACTTCCGTTCAAACTGAAGTTGTGAACGTGCCGTATCTCGCAATTTTCACGGGCAGCATTTCGCCTTTTTCAGACCCAGACAGGCGAGGACTAATACGAGGCCCGCAGCGTTGCGTTGTCCGCTTTCGACTTGCTGAGGAAATGACTGGCGAAACAATCGACCAATATGCGGCAGAGTTTGAGAACATCATTAGCCGCCCGCGCAGGATTGGAAAAGTAAACGCACACACATCAAACAGCGCATCGTTCGTGCTCGACTGGGAAGTCCCCGGAACGGCTCCAACATTTTTAGCGGCGAACGATATTATACAACTTAACGGAACAAACCGGACAATTTCCAGCGTCTCTGCGGGCAGTTGGTATCATTACAATATCACGCTTACAGAGTCAGTAACGCTGCAAGCTAATCGTCCGGTGTATATTGAGAACGTCTTAAAACAAGCGGCAGAATACACAGACGTGATTGCAGAAATCGGGCAGACTGGAGGAAGTTACAAGCCCGCAACCGGACTGACAATTTTCGGAATGCGGTTTATTGCGGCATCACCAAACGTAGAGGAAAACTTGCGTATTCGGGACTACGAGTTTGAGGTGGATGCTTTGAATTGCAACGATTTGACATAAGCACGAAAGTATTATGGCAGACGTCACCCATTCTTTTGGCTACCTTAAAGCCCTTCCGCTGACCGGCGCGAATATCACACTTGATTCGCAAGGCGCGGCACTAGGCACGACTTACCGGATCGTCGGTCCGTTCACATATACGCCGAAATACCGTAGCAAAAACGAGGACATCAACGAATCCGGGAACCTTGTTGGCGAGCGGCGTTTTGATTACGAAGAGACGCTTTCTTTTTCAATCAAAGTGCCTTCCGCGTTTAGCAATACGGCAGACCTGACGCCCGGCTCAAAGGTGACACTTGCCAGCGTTACTCCTTCGCTCTACAATGGCGACTATCAGATTGAAGATTGCACGCACACTTACACAAACGACGATGCGGCGGTTTTTGCTCTCACGCTCCGGCGCAACGCCAACTTGACGGTGACGGCACAAAACCCTAGCTAAAAGCTTTCTGTTTCCCGTGAGTTGTTCATGTCTCACGGCGTTCATAGCCCGATTCGGTTTTCTGTTCACCGGGTCGGGCTTCTTTTTTAGACAATGACATTTGCAAAATTTAGCCGCTATGCGACAGCGCACACCGCACAAAGCCGTGCGGATGCGGGCGAGTTTTCGTGCATGGGGCGCGTGTTACGTCCTCTATCATTGTTTCACGCGGAGCTTTTGAAAGAAGCACTTGGCGATGACTTTGTTTTCCTCGACGACCTTGCGGACTTCGCTTTGCTCGAAATCGCAACAAAGATTTGCAGCGAAGAAAAGCCGTGTTTAGACCTAGGGATTCCGGAGACTGAGGAAGAGTTTGAATCCTTCCGCGTGAAGTGCGAAGCGTTCGATTTGGACAAGGAAAGCGAGCGGTTTGGAAGATACGTGCAGGCCTGCTATTTATCCGGACCTCGACTTCGTGACGTGAAATCCAGCGGCACGCCAAAGGAACTAAACGCGCCATATCCGCACATTGTAATCAGCCAATTACTCCGCATGACAAAAGGCGGAGTATCGTTTGACGAACTGCTTTACCGCTGGCCGGTTTCACAAGTTCTATGGCTGTATTGGAGCCTGCGGGAACTCGACGATGACGTTACGCATATCGCGGAAACTGACGAGCCAGTTGAAAAGACTGTGGAAGAAATCGAAGCGGAAAATCGAATCACGAATCTCGTCGGAACTGCGATTGCTAGGCAGCAAAAGAAATCAGCGGTAATCGTGGATGACGCAATGCTCGCGGAGATCCAGCGCGAGACGGACGAGTTGATTAAGCGCATCGAAGCGGGAGAGCTAACGGAGGTTCCGGCATGAGTGACTTGCAAGTAAGAGGCGACGTTTATGCCGCTGATATGCAAAAGAGTCTGCGGACATTAGCAGAACTCACCAAGAAAGACGTGAATCAGCTTGTGAAAGACCGTGCGCCGACTATGGCGCGTTACTTGGCAAGCTGGACGATGCCGGTTGCAAACTTTGGTAAGAACGCGGAAGGCAATCCTGACGGCGAAAGCCTAGCCGCTCGCAATCTCGGGCAATCGGCTGTTTCGCGTGACATTGGCCGCGTGTATCTAGGACCGGAAAAACTGAAAAGTTTTTTGAAAGGAAAGCGCACGCCAAAAGAAAAAGGCGGCGTTTCTATTTCATCGCTTTTCACAAGGTTCGTGAGCGAAGGGCGACTTGATAGAGCGCAAAAGATAATACGCACGCAAGCTGAGTTTGCGAGCGTTGACGTTATTCCGTGGGATGGCGGGAAGTGGCACAAAAGCAATAGATACAAAGGCGGGAGCAACGGCGGGCGCGTTCGAAAAAATGCACGTCAAAAGATTGTAGCAGACTCGCAAAAACTGCGCGAATACGTAAGGCACAAACGCGAGCAAGTCGGATTCACAAAGTCCGCATGGATAACAGCCGGACGCATGGCAGGCGGGAAAAACGGACTTCGCGCCAAGTGGATCACAAAACACAACGCACCTGCACACGGAGCTTTTAAGATGCTTGGCGCAATCGGGGAGGCTGTCCTTTCCAGCCGTGTTCCGTGGATTGATAAGAAATTGAACGAGACGGGCGCAATGGAAGCGTTTGACCGTAGTTTCCGAAAAGAAATAGACACCGCAACTAAGAAGATACTAGAGCGCGAACGGCGCAAAAAATAAGACATGCCGGGATTAACTTACACACTTAGAGGAGACGCAACTGGCGTAGAGAAAGCAACTCAGACGGCAGAGCAAGCCGTTAAGAGATTTAAGAAAGAGGCAGAGAAGCCGATTGGCGGAATGTCAGGAGGTAAATACGGATCGGGCATTCGCGGGCTAGGTGGCGCATCATTGCAGATTCAAGACGTTGCGGTTCAAATCCAGCAAGGCACAAAGGCAAGCACGATAATGATGCAGCAAGGCACGCAGTTGCTTTCTGTGTTTGGTCCCGGCGGGGCAATCGCTGGCGGTGTTCTAGGACTTGGATTGTTGCTTTACAACTCGTTTTCTGGCGGCGGGGAAGAAGCAGAAAAGCTACGCATTAAAGTTGACGAGGTTTCAGAGTCACTTGGGAAAGCAACGGCAACAGGGACGACGATTGATATCGCTCGCGCGTTAAAATCGACATCGAAAGCGATGGACGAGTTAAAGCAGAAAGCCGCCGATTTGCAGGATGGTTTCTTTTCCAAGTCAGACCAGAAAGAGCTTGAAGCAAACCTTCGCGCACAAGGAGACCTTTATTGGCAGTCTATCGAAGCACGCCAGCAAATGCTGATGTTGAACGAAGAGGATAATGCAATTATTGACGCACGACTGCGCGGAGAGAAAGATATCGCTGACGAGTTAGAACGTCAGCGAAAACTGACGGTTGAGATTAACTCAATCAAAGCATTGCGTCTTGATAGAACAGCAGAAAACGCGTTGATAGACACTGCTAAAAAGCGCAGCGATGCAGACAAGGAGATTAAGGAAAAGGAGAGGGTGGCAAAGGCTGTTACTGAATTGCTTGAAGGCATAGAAGCCGACGAGGACAGAATCAACAAAAGGCGCGGCGATAAAGCGCGGAAGCTGGAAGAAGAAAAGGCGCAAGCGGTTATTCGCGAAGGCGAAAAGCAGGCGCGTGAGATTGACGCTGACGAGGAAAGACGAAAGGCGGCTGAAAAATCACAACGCGAAAAAGTAGAGAAACAACTAACACTAGACCAGCGGATGGCACTTGCACGCGAGCGAGTGAGGGAAGCTCAACAGCGTTTCCGCAGGGGAGGCAAAGGAATGGAAAAGGCGCAAGCGGACTTAGCGGAAGCGCAATCAAAACTCCAAGACGTGCGCGAAGAACAAATTCAGCGCATCATGGGAGGCTCAACAAGCGCAGCGGCGGCACAACGCGCAGAACGTCGCGAGCAACGCGCACGGGCGCGGGCTGAACGCATCCTAGACGCGCGGCAAAAGATTCGTGACGCAGATGCCGCAGCACGCGGAGAAAAGGCGCGTCCGGCTGAAATGAAGCTAGTTCCGGCAGCGGGGAAAGACCCCGTGGAGAATGCAGTTAATGAAGGCAACAAAGTTCTAAACAAGGTTGAGCAGGAACTTGTTAAGCTCAACCAGCGTTTGACCGTAGCGTAAAGATATGAACATTGCACACGGCACACTAACAATCTTACCGCAAGCAGGACCGTCGTTCACACGGACAAAAGGCGGCGGGTTTGACGAGGGGCAGCGCGTCTATAAGGTCGCAAGCTCTAACGCCCGCACGTATCTCGAAAAGGTATTCAAGCCGGGACGCAGTGACAGGGACATTGCACAACTCGCCGGACTAATCAACACCGCCCACGGAACTCCACGCGAGGTTTTTAAGTATATGTGCGTGGACTCGGCAGACATTACGTATGACGATGGAAGCACGGCGCATATCACGGCTAACTTTCTCGGGCTTCTAGGCACACAGCCGAAAGAGCCGACTTGCATTCGCTCGACGACTTACCAGCAAAAGGCAACGATCAAGCCGGGAACAAATTACGTTTCCATAATCAACGAACCGAAACCGACACTGACATATGTTTTCTGTCTAATCGGGAAACGCCCTAGCTTGGCACAATCTGGAGAAGAGGTAGTCAATCCGCTCGGCACACAATCCGTGGAAAACGCAGCTATTGAAACGGCTTTTAACGGCTTTTATCCGGCACTGACTCCGCTTTTTCAAGGATGGGTAAGAACAGATTTAAACATTCGTTGTCCCGGCGATATTGCGGAAGGTCATGTTTATGAGGTGACGACAAGCCTGCAATGGATTGTTGTCCCTGCTATGGAGTAACGCTATGTTAGACCCTAGATGGAACCAGATTGATTTTAATAAGACGTATGTCATTAGCGGCAAACGGCTGAAAGACCTTCTGCGACGTTCAACTGACGTTCACGGGACGGAGAATCAAATAAACGTAGTTGAGGACGCGGAAGGCGGAGTTTCTATTGAGTTTGCGTCGTCTCGTTTCTGTTGGATAATTGCCAACGGCACGCTAGTGCCTGCAATGATTCCAATCTTCATCACGGTTGACCCGAACGCATGAGAGTTCCGCATTTTCTGCCGTCGTCGTTTGCGGAATCGGATGCTTTTACGGACTTGCCAGCCGACCCGCTTTGCATGGCGTTTCCTATCAAGGGCGAATACGCGACGAGCTTGGATGCGCCTGTTACGCTATCGTGGCGACCGCTACAAATCAGCGTCTCTAAAGGCGTCAAATGGTGGTGGAGAGTTAAGTCATGGAAATTGACGATTGAAGGAACCGGAATCAGCGGCTTTACTCCACAGGAAATCACTTTGCAGAACGCAGCGGTCACGAAAGAGCTTGACTTGTGCGATTGGTTCAATCGCCTTGGCGGGCATCTTTTTGAATACACAAGCGGCGGCGGAATGTTCACGGCGTCAATCGGCGCAGGCACGCTAAACGTCACGCCAAGGTTTTACTATCTAGGACAGGGTTTTGAAGGTATTCCGGCGTATCAAATGACGGATGTTGCAAGTCCGGACACGGCTAGCTTTCTCCCGACAATGGGATTCTACTGCGACCTTGCTTGGAATGACGGAATTTCAATTAGCGGGCAATACATCGGGACAAGCTACGATGACACCGCGGCGAATGACCACGAATCAAGCGCATCAATGGACGGCGAAACTCTGACGGTTCGGTGGACTGTTTTTGCTGGCGACGACTTCGGGGATATTGAAATGTCACTTGAGCCGGAAAGCTATTGGCAATACTTGGACGCAGACAACGCAAACGCAATCTGGAACTCAGCAACAGGCGCACAACTCCGTAGCGTTTTGACGGGAGAAACGATTTGACGAAACTACTTTAGAAGGATGCCGAATCTAATCACATGGGATATTGACAACAACATTCTGGACTTGTCCGGACTCGACACGGCTTTACAGGACAAGCTGACAGTTCCCGTGCCGTCTCAGCAGACCTTCCGCATTGGCTTTTACCGTGGCGGAAGCGGAGATACGCGCAGGTATCTCGATCTCGGCGCAGACCCGTCGATTGAACTTATCGTCAAACCTTCCACGGGCAATAACCGCTTTGACGTTGCGCCCGTTGTCGCATCTCCCGTATTCACTCGCACGACGGTAGATGACCTCGGGGACTATTATTACGAGGGGAGCATGGATTTTTCAGTTCCCATTTTCCTAAAAGCACTTGGGGCTAATCTTTCAACTCCAGCAAAAGAGGAAATTTCAATCCAATGCCAAGCAAATGCAGCGGGTTCATTGGGGAATAGATATTTTGATATCTACTTTGATAATTCAGGAACATCTGGTTTTTTCCGTATTTGGTTTTCCTGCCCGTCATACGGAACCCAGCCCGCAACAGGTGGGGCCAACCATCTTTTGGAAGTTGCGTTATCATCTGATGATTTAACTGCGACGCAAGTTGCAAGCGAATTATCGTCGGCTCTAATTTCAGATGCAAATTTCTATGGACCCGGAGCGGCATTCGGGACGTGCGGGGCATCATCGGACACGGTTTCTATTATTGGCGAAACATTTGCGCGACTTGGAACGCACGACCCGCAGACAACTGGATTTACGATTACCGTTGTGACGGCTGGCGGATTCCCAAACGCCACGACTGATGTTTCAAGCGCAAGCTACAACGCGCAACTTGTTTATCTCGACGGAACAGCCCCTCAGATTTCGCCGTTGTTCACTCTTGAAATTGTCAACAGCCTTTACCGCGACGGGCAGACATTCCCTTCAGGGACGGCTTCCAGCAACTACCGAGAAGGCAGTGTCACACTTTCAACAACGGACTCGGCAACGGTTACGTTTTCCACCGCGCTTTCGGCTTCGACGTATGACATTATCAGCCTCGAAGTCATCTACACCGGAGCAGGCTCGCCGGGATTAAAATTGTCGCCGCAAACAATCGACGATAAAGCTACCACGGGATTCACGGTTTATTTCAATGGAGACGCGACAACTGATTACCGCCTCGACTACAAAGTAACGCTTTAACATGGCTCAATTTCCTATAAAAAACGGACTGATTCAGGGAACGCTTGACGGCACTGCGACGGGCGGGACTATAAACCTTTCCGCTGCAACAATCACGATGCCCTCGGCTTTTGTGACGCTGACAGGTTCGCAGACGCTTACGAACAAAACGCTCACAAGTCCGACGCTGACAACTCCGATTTTGGGAACACCATCAAGCGGGACTCTGACAAGCTGCACCGGACTGCCAATCTCCACCGGCGTTTCCGGACTTGGCACTGGCGTCGGCACGCTTCTCGCAACTCCAACATCAGCGAACCTTATCGCGTCCGTGACGGACTTATTCGTCTCGCAAAACATTGTTGTTCTCGAGGAGGATTTCATCGGCGGCAATAATGCTGACGGCCAAATTGGAATGCTCGGATGGCGGCAGGGCGCAATCAGTGGCAGCGGTTCTTACGCTTACATCGCCGGAACGCTGAACAATCCGGGGCAGTATCAAACCGCATGCGCGGCGGCATCAGGGAATGCATCTTCGCTCTATGTCGGAGGCAGCGCGCTCTCGCCGTTTGTTTTTGTTGACGCTTCTACGCCGATTCAGTTTGAGGTCAGAATTACGTTCAAGCTAAACCAGACAACGGTAACTCGTTTTCGCATTGGAGTGATGAATGACTACTCTGCCGTATCTCCGGGGCGCGGCGAGTATTTGCGCTACGACACAAGCAGCGGCGACACTAACTTCATGGCCGTAGTAAAAGATGGAGGGGCAGAGACGGCGACAAGCCTCGGTGTCGCAGCGGATACAAACTGGCACACGCTTAGAATCAGAAACACAGGCACCAATCTCGAATACAAAATGAGCATGAACACGAGCGGAGGCGCGTTTGGAAATGAGGTCACTGTTACAAACACAAACAGCGTCGGGGGAATTACGCGCTACATTTGCGGCATCATCGGAAACGACGCGACGGCAGCGGCAAAGTCATTCATCCTCGACGCAATAAAACTTCGCGCAGTAGTTTCAAGGTAACCGATGGAACCGACTCAACTTTACCAAGCATGGGAAAAAGGCGGCTGGCCACTTGTTTTCCTTATTGCTGCCTTGGCTTTCGGAAAATGGTATTGCAGCTTGAAATTGGAACAAGATAAGCGTTTCCATGATGAGCGCATGAAAGAACAGCAGGCGTCGCAGCAGATGCTCGGATGCTTGGCGGATGCAATCATTGCGTTGGTTTACAAGAACATTAACAATGAGGATGCCGCCCGCGTGATGGCAGACCTTGCGAGCAAAAGAATCGAAGCAATCCGGACTGCGGAGAGAGTCGCATCCCAATGAAGTCTGCACTCATTATCGACGATGACGTTGGCGCAACCGCTTCCATTTCCACGGTATTAATCGGCTACGCAAAAAAATGCGTTCACTCGATGAGCGCAGCAATAAAGGCGTTGCAGGAGCATGAATATGACGTTGTGTTTCTGGATTTGAAATTGCCGGATTCCACGGCTGAAAAGACTTTTGAGATGATGCCAATGCTGCGAAGGCTCGCGGGCGATGCTGCATTCGTTCTAATGACCGGACATTCCTCAGATATTGGCAACGCGAAATATGCCGTCGATTCAGTCCTTAGAAAACCATTCCACTCCGGGCACATTCGCGAGGCATTAGCGGACGCTCAACTAGCGCAGACGCGATACTCTGACGCGACCGGAGAAACCGAGAGGATGACACGGGCTTTACTCGCTTTTGTATGAAGCTCATATTTGTTCTATTCGCCGCTATGCTTTCCAGTTGCGTCACACGCGCAACGATTCACGCGAAAACCTGCATTGTCACCGTCTCGCCAAGTGTGCAAATTAAGGCTACGCCGCTGCCATGAATACGGAACAAATCAAAGCGATTCAGAGACGCATCGGAGCCGAACCAGATGGATTCTGGGGACCAAAAAGCATTCGCGCAGTGCAAGCGCATTTACGCGGAATGATGCCACAATCCAACCCGTGGCCGGATACGTCGCAAGAAGCTCTCACGAAGTTTTACGGCAAAGCAGGAGACGAGACGAGGCTTGTAAAAATGCCAGTTCCAGCAGGCGTCACGGTGCAATACGAAGGGCGCAACGTTTCAACGATTCTATGCCACGAGCGAGTTGCTGACAGTCTTTCGCGCATCCTTGTCGCCGTGTTTGAAGTCGCGCCGTTGATTCTTCGCGAGTATGCAGGCGTCTATAATAACCGACCGATGCGAGGAGGCTTGCTGCCGTCATTACACGCACGCGGAGCAGCCATTGACCTTGCGCCGGAAACGAACGGGAATCATGCAGCATGGCCGGTTGCGAGCGATATGCCGCTCTGTGTCATGGAGTGTTTTGCGCGTGAAGGATGGATTTCCGCAGGCGCATTTTGGGGACGCGACGCGATGCACGCGCAGGCCACGCGCTGATATTTTCCATCCGGAAAGTCAATCCCCTTTTTCGCTCTTTTTTCGTCACTTTGAAAAAATTTGAAAATAGTTGTTGCGTATTTTTTGCGGGCCTGCTTTTATCTCAACCGTCAGCAACAAAGCTGGCGAACAGAAAAATAGAACAGAACATCGAAAACATGAAAAAAGAACACGCCCGAATTGCAGACCGCACCGCGAAGCATTCATACGAAATTGAAACGAAAGACGGCTATGTGAGCGTTGACGCTGACACGCGCTCGCAAGCCGCTAAACGCGCAAAGCAGGCCGGACATGAAGTCCTCTCAGTAAACTTCATCGGATAACCACATGAACACCGAATCAGACTCAATCCACGATAGCTCAGCAAATGAGCGTCACGAACGAAACAAGAAAGCCCTTGCATACCTTGACGCGCTTAAGCACCGCGACGCGGAACTTGAACTCGAGCGGAAAGAACAGTTGCAAGCTCGCGGACTCGGATGCGTTTGCGTCCTCGCCTTTAACGCCGTGCTCTGGTATGCGATTTACTGCATCGCTAAGGCACTCGGGGAACTTTAACAATTTGAGCGCACCGTCGCGTCTAGCTAACGTGTTTATCATTGATTGCAACAAAGCCGGAGGGCCACAAACTACAGAGACCGGATGGAAACAATCAACTGATAAGTGCGGTGCGCTCACCACTTTAACAATCTTCCGAGAGGATGACACAGCCGAAAGGCAACCCGCAACTGACTATCACTCGGCTCCAATGAGTAATCAGGCTCTGAAATGCCGATGGGGTTGCGGGACACTTTAACAACATGACAACACCAAAAAAAGAAAAGCGAGAGATGACAGCGGTTCATCTCAAGCCAACACTCAAAAAACAACTGCGGCACGAGGCGAAGAACTGGATGCGCTCTCTATCGGCGCATATTGCCTACATTCTCGAAAACAGAAAGGAGACGAAATGAGCAACGAACTACAAAAAGCACAGAAGCAGGATATCCGCAGCCTTATTACGTCAGACGAAATGCGCGGTAAAATCGCGGAGGTTCTGCCAAAATATCTCACCGCAGAGCAAATGACTCGCGTAATGGTTGGAACGATTGCCCGAGTCCCGAAGCTAGCGGAATGCACGCCAGCGAGTCTCTTAAACGCTCTTATGTTGTGCGCTCAGGCCGGACTATTGCCAGACGGTCGGAGCGCGCATTTGATTCCTTACGGGAACAACGTGCAGGTCATCTTCGACTACAAGGGGCTTGTTCAAATTGCCGAACGCAACGGAGTGCAAAACATTCGGGCAATCGCAGTCCATAAAAATGACGTTTTTGAATACGGCATGGACGGCGCAAGCGTCACCTTCAAGTGGCAGCCGAATTTCCTCGGAGACCGTGGCGAGCTTGTCGCATTCGCAGCAACCTGCATTCGCGACGGAAACACGGACGTTGAGGTTATGACGCGGGCAGAAGTTGACGCGATCCGCAAACGCAGCAAAGCGAGCGGTTCTGGACCTTGGGTAACGGATTACGCGGAGATGGGGAAAAAGACCGTTCTCCGTCGCATGTCGAAACGCTGGCCGTTGTCGCCGGAACAGTCGGCGGCACTTGATACCGAGGCGAAAGAGGAATACTCACTGACGCAGGTATTTGCTCCGAAGTTCACGGAAAAGCAAATTGCAAGCTCAATTTTTGGAGAACAGAAAGCGATTGAGGCAACCGAATCACCTAGAGAACCGGAGCCGGAACTTGCGGACCACGATTTGATGTAACAAATTTTGCAGTTCCTTCGCGGGAATAAACCGGAATCTTCGGGATAAACGAGCAAGCGCGAACGCTGGAAAGTTCCGGCAACTTGCTCGGCTGCAATACACATTGGGAACGTCATCCAGTCATAACGGGTCGCAACCGTAAGCAAAGGGCGTGACAGCAGGAGAGAACTGCACAAAGTTTAACAGAAAACCAAATGAACTCAGAAAACATACAGATCGAAAAGGGAATCGAAATCCCAACAATACGCAATAAGACAGGGATTACAGAAACACTCAGAAAAATGCAGATTGGAGACTCTATCGCAATAACAGCAAGACATTGCGATATTTATATTCCGGCCAAGAGGATCGGAATCAAAGTAACTATTCGTGCAATTTCTAGAACAGAATTGCGAGTATGGAGGACAGCATGAACACAGAACAGAAACTAACTAAAATCAGGGAGAAGTGCGTTGAACTTTTGGAAGATTCCAAAAAATATGGAACGGTATGCCTAGGTAAAGAGACAGGCGCAGCAGAGGCTGGCTGGAAAGCTACGATTGCGGCGATTGATAACGCTCTGATTGTTTTTGATGAGATTCTCGCTAGTGAAATCATCACCGCATGGGAGGGACTGGTATGACCGACGAACGACGCGGACACACCTCCGCTTCAAATGCAGCGTCAGACAGGCTTTGCCCCGGCAGGCACTTGGCGCAACGTGGGATGGAAGAGACCGAAAGTGCAGAGGCAAGCCAAGGGACGCTGATTCACTCGGTATTTGCTGGAGAAAAGCCGGAAACCGTTCTTGATAGCGAAAGCGCTAAAACATTACGGCGAGCAAAAGAAATAGAGTCAATCATCCTCGGCAACTGGATTTGTGGAATAGACGTGAAAGGTCCGGCAGAGTGCCACCGCGAGAAACGCCTTTGGAACTACGTAGAGGACCATAGCGGGCAGGCAGATGCTTTCTGGACAGTTGACGCGGAGAACGGAAAACACGCGCTTCTAGAGGACTTGAAGAGCCTTTACGGGGAACATGACGACGCGGATGAGAACGAGCAGCTTCGCGACCTTGCCGCTTTGATTTATTGCAATTATGGAGTCCAAAGCGTGACGGCGTTTATTAACCAGCCAAACGTAGCTTGGAAGGTAGAGGATGTAAAACTTGTCCGCTATTCCGAAAAGGACCTGATGCGAGCCTACCGCGAAATGAACGAGCGGGTTTTGAAGTCAAACCTGCCAACCTCGCCGCGCATTCCGGGCTTGAAGCAATGCCAGTTTTGCAAGGCCGCAGGAACGTCACGTTGCCCCGAGTCGCAAAAGGCACTTGTGACGCTCGGAACGGCTCAATTCGACATTGATACGGCTTCACCTTCCGAACGTGCCGATTGGCTCGACAAGCTAACGATGATAGCAAAGATAGCAGAGAAGAGCATTGCGGAACTAAAGGACGGAATCCGGAAAAACGGCAACGGATGGGCGGAAGGATGGGGACTCGGTAAGGCGAAGAAAAGCCGCGAGATTTCACCGGATAAAATCCCGCTAATCGGCGCAACGCTCGCAGCGCACTTTGATTCTTTCGAGACGATTGAGCTTGCCAGATGCTGCAAAATCTCAGTTTCTAAGTTGCAGGAACTGCACGCCAAACTTTCCGAACTAAAAGGCAAGCAGGCTTTCGACCACTTTGAGCAGCTTTTCAGCGAGCTAATCGAAACAGCAGAACAGCAACAGCCGGTTCAGAAACTGAAATAACAAATGAAACCAACACCAATACACTACTTTATCTTCGTTCGCCCGCCCGGTTCGTGGACTTGGACTTTGCACGTGTCAGCAACCAAAGCACCGTGGCGAACCGGAGATGTTGAACGAGCAAACCGGATGGCGCAACAGATTACGGAACATTCCGATTATTGCGCTATCGTCAAAGGAATTGAACTTCCGCAAGATCAAGATACGGAGCAATACGCGCTTTTTGCTGATGGCGACACGATTTACAAGCCGACGGAACCGCATCTTTCAAAACGCACAAAATAACATGAGCACATCAAGAACAGACGCGGAATGCTACCTCCACGAGGGCGATTACGTTGCGCAAGGCCATGTTCCGGCTTCATTTGCGCGGCAACTCGAAACCGAATTGGAAGCAGAACGCGATAAAGTCGCGAAGCTTAGAGACATCATCAAACGAGCATCAATCACGTTTTGTAATGATGGAACAGACGGCGAAATTGCAGCCGAAATGCTGAGGATTCTTGGAGAATCAAAATACGCAATCAACTAATTTACCGTGGCAAAACGCCAGTCGCGCATGGCAAACAATGTGAAATAACTTTCGCTAGGGTTTGAAAGAGACTTGCGACGATCCGCAGACCTGTGGAATGCGGCGGTGATACTCTAAAACAGAAAAACATGAATACAGAAACATACGAACAGTTCTTACACCAAAAATCTCAACTCGGCGGAGAGTTTGGATTCAACCCGTCATTTCTGCCGGATTTCCTTTTCCCTTTTCAGCGGGCTTTATTGGAGTGGGCAATCAGCAAAGGGCGAGCGGCAATCTTCGCGGACTGCGGACTAGGTAAAACAGCCATGCAACTTGTATGGTGCCAGAACGTAGTTGAGAAAACAAACGGGAACGTTTTGATTCTTACTCCGCTGGCGGTCGGAGCGCAGACGGTTGCAGAGGCTTTGAAGTTTGGGCTTCACGCGGCACGTTCACGCGACGGGAAACCGGCAGGAAAAATCACGGTGACAAACTACGAGAAGCTTCACTTGTTTGACCCGAAAGATTTTGCCGGAGTTGCGTGCGATGAAAGCAGTATCATTAAGCACGCGACAGGAGCAACGCAAAAGGCCGTTACGCGGTTTATGTCTAAACTGCCTTACCGCTCACTGTGGACAGCTACAGCCGCGCCTAATGACTTCACGGAGCTTGGCACGTCATCAGAGGCTTTAGGGAGCTTGAACAATTCCGAAATGCTTTCCCGTTTCTTCAAGCAGATGGACCAAAAGACAACGGACCAATACGAGAAGAAAATCGACAACCTTGAAAAGCAGGCGAACCACTTCGGGAAAATCTCGTTTCGTGTTTCTCAGGCGATTAACGGCTGGAGACTAAAAGGCCACGCGCATGATCATTTCTGGCGTTGGGTTTGCAGTTGGGCGCGAGCTTGCCGAAAACCTTCTGACCTTGGCTTCTCAGATGCCGGATACGTTCTCCCAGACCTTATCGAACGCGAGCACGTAGTGAAGCCGACAACCCCACCGGAAGGAATGCTTTTCACAATGCCAGCCTTCGGACTAGCGGAAGAACGGGACGAGCGCAGGCGCACTATAAACGAGCGTTGCCGTATGGCGGCGGATCTCGTGAATCATTCAAAGCCTGCCGTTGTATGGTGCCACATGAATAACGAAGGCGACCTTTTGGAAAAGATGATTCCAGACAGCGTGCAAGTGAAAGGCGCGATGGATGACGACGAGAAAGAAGAGGCTTACGCGGCGTTTCAAGCGCAGGAAAAGCGGGTTCTCATTGTGAAGCCAAAAATCGGAGCGTGGGGGTTAAACTGGCAATTTTGCAATCACGTTGTGACTTTTGCTTCGCACTCTTACGAGCAATACTACCAATTAACCCGCCGTTGCTGGCGTTTCGGGCAAAAGAAACCCGTTACCGTGGACATTATCGCTAGCGAGGGAGAGCAGCGAGTCCGCGACAACATGATGCGAAAGGCTCAACAGGCTGACAAAATGTTTGAGGAGCTTGTGAAGCACATGGGAAACGCAATAAAACTTGAACGCCAAATCAAAACAATCAAACCGACGCTCCCAGCGTGGATAAAATAACAACTCTATGACAACAAAAACAGAAACAACCGAACCAATGAACCAAGTAATCACAGACAAATACGCGCTTTATCACGGCGATTGCGTTGAAGTAATGAAGCAACTTCCGGGCGGGAGCGTTGACCTTTCATTGTATTCTCCGCCATTTTGCGGGCTATACCAATACAGTAGCGATGAGCAGGATTTGTCGAATTGCATCAACCGTGACGAGTTTTACGACCATTACGGCTTCGTGATTCGCGAGCTTCACAGGCTGACAAAACCGGGACGGATGAGCGCGGTTCATTGTATGGATATTCCTACCGGCAACAGTGGATGTGACGCTCTTTTGGATTTTCCCGGCGATGTGATTCGACTTCACGAAAAGAACGGATGGCGTTTCACTCATCGGTATTTCATCTGGAAAGAGCCGCTCACGGTTCGCAATCGCACGATGATGAAGAGCCTTGCTCACCGGACAATGTGCGAGGATTCAACCCGTTGCTCTATGGCAAACGCTGACCAGCTTTTGATATTCCGGCGCAGTGGTGAAAATCAGATTCCTGTTGCACATCCGACCGGATTGCATCGCTACGCTGGCGAGGAACAGATGCCCGCAGAGTTGCTGCATTTGAAAGGTATGGAAGGCGACCAAAAGAAGAACCGTTTTTCGCATTGGATTTGGCGACGTTACGCGGATGCCTTTTGGGATGACATTCGCATTGATAACGTTCTCCCGCATCGTGAGGCAAAAGACAACGATGACGAACGCCATTGCCACCCGTTGCAATTGGACGTTATAGAGCGTGCGTGCGTCCTTTGGAGCAATCCCGGCGAGGTTGTGTTCACTCCGTTCATGGGGGTTGGAAGTGAGGTTTACGGAGCCGTGATTAACGGACGGCGAGGCATGGGAGCGGAACTGAAAAGCAGCTATTTTAAGCAGGCTGTTCTCAATTTGTCAGACGTTGAAAATCACCGCGAGCAAGATCAACTGATATGACCCGCACCTGTGAAACCTGCATTCATTACGAAGAGAACGAGTTTAACGCATATTGCAAGCGTTACCCGCCAGTGTATGACCATACTTGGCCAAAGGTGCTAAAAGGCCACTTTTGCGGCGAGCATCAGTCACGCCCGAAGGAACGCCAGCAATCAACCCGCGTTCCGACAACGGAAGCGGCGAAGCGAATTGCCACGCTATTTGGGCGCAAGCTGACGACTGAATGGAGCGAGCGTGAAATCAGAGCGTTCCGAAACTGCGGAGAGATAGACCTAGCCGACCTTGCGCTTGTGGAAAAGCTCTACGCCAGCGGGTATCAATTCAAACGCACGAGCCTCTTGACTTTTTTGAACAACTACCTCGGGGAAGTGGACAACGCAAAAGCGAAGTTGCCGAAAGCGAAGCATGAGCCGACAGTCGACCCGCAAGGCTGGCGAGAATGGATGGGATCAAAAGGCTATCCGTTCACGGAATACTCGAAAGCCAGAGGTTACATGAAAGAGGAATTTCAGAAACAGCGACAGTTAAACAGTAACACCAACACAACAAAAACAGAAACAAAACAATGAACGAATTATTCACCGAGATACCAGAGTCAAAGCCAAACCGACTGCGAGCCGCGAGAATCGCCGTGCAGAAAGCGCAGGAGCATTACGACAGCCTCCGAGACGCCCGCGACAACTACGACGCGCAGACCGCAAGCGTGAAGTGGGAAATTGGCGAGGCAGCGCACAAGTTGCAGGACGCTGAAGAAGAGCTAAAGGCGGCTGAATTGGAGGCACTATGACGGACGAAGAACTTGACGATAGGGGCATCCCAATTAGTTGTGAAAACCTAGACGGACACTGTGCAGCGTCATGGTGCAATTGTGATCAAAGACGAAAGCAGCACCGCCTTGCTAGTGGCTGGCACAACGGAGATTATTTCTGCATAGTCGTAGGAGGCAGGGACACGCATGATGACATTGCGGTAAAAATTAAAGCGTTTCGTGGGTATGGCAATGTGATTATTAAGAAAACAATATGGCAAGATAAGATTACTTTCCTTCTGGACAATAAACTCCAGAAACATTACTGTTCGATATGCAAGGGGAGCGGTAGATGCCAAGAATACGAAGATGAATGGCCGTGTCCGCTTTGCGATAAAAAACATGAATAAATGCCTTGCTTGAGGAAAGCCATGCTCATCGCTGGTCGAGTTGAAAAATAATAAATTGAAATTACAAAAAGGATTCTATCATGCAAAATGTTTGGTTAACGAAAAACGAGAAAGAGATAAACATTGCGGTAGCAAAAACAATAGGTTACGCAGTCATACAAGAATACAACAGCCTAGTTGATGGCAGGCCAGTTAAGTGGTGGCGGCAACTGAGCAATGCTGGCACCGATTGCACTACGGAAAATTTGCCAGATTATTGTGGATCGCTAGATGCTATTGTTCCACTTATACGTGCACTTCCGCCATTGGTGTGCTCTAAAGCAGTCGAAAGGCTATTCAATAATGTCAAAGGATACTCATGCCTAGCAACCGCAAGGGAATACGCGGTGTCATACCTTGAGGCCAAGGGGGTCTTGCCATGAAAATAATCATAAGAATATACCGCTGGATTCGTAGGAAAATAACACGTAGAGTTTATTTCATCGGGCACGGCGGGAGATTAATGGAATGATGGCTTTTGTCACGCAATAGTGACGGCACAAGCACGTATGACATTGGAGATAAATGTATGCTTGAAAGATGGCCTACAGCACCACAAAATGAACATAACAAACAACCACGTATTTTACACCATGAAAATAATTAAAGACGAACGAGGCCGCATTTGCGTCGTAATAGGCGGCACTGAATACACGCTCACGGACACAGATGTTTTCAGCCTAATCAATGAGCTTTTTTTAGCGACAGGCTTAGGATATAGCTATGCGGAATTGCTGGAATTAAACGAGAAATACATAGAAGCAAAAATCAGAATTGAAAACATGGAGAAACAAATTTACGGACTGATTCGAGACCGCGAGAATGATGATTTCTTTAAATATGGCAACGCATTAACTTGCGATGATTGCGGAAGCGACATAATTGAAGATTGCTGCTTTTGCGGCGCACCTAATTGCTGCCCTAATTGCTGAAGAAGAACTAAAGGCGGCTGAATTGGAGGTACTGTGACCGACATTGAGCGCGAGTGGCAATATCGCTACAACGAGGCCTTGTCTCTCGGGAGGACCGAAAGGCAGGCGAGGATTGAGGCAGACGAGTGGAGAAACAAAATTCAACATGAGCAAGAAAAACCTAATCGAACCGAGGGAATGCCCGCGTTGCGGAATTGAGCACGAAACAAATCGTATGCGGATGAAGTTTATCGTGTGCGAATGCGGTGCGAAGCTTCAGCTAATTACAGAGGACATCACGGAAAACGAGCAAATCACTTTTCTACAGGACGAGAACGGGTTTAGCTTTTGGGATAAATGAACATGAAAACAACAGACCCGGAGAAACAGAGAATCAGGAACGAACTGGCGAAACAAATTCGATGGTGCCGAAAGCGCAAACGTAGCTCACGATTAAATCACAAGTTTGAATCAGCGCGAAGATACGAAGGCGAGATTAGCGCTTACCGATACGCCGGTAGATTAGTTGGAAAATGATTAGCTACCTACCAGATATTCACAGACTACTTCCGCAAAACCCAGACGCGGAGAAAGGCATTCTGGCGAGCATCATCCTCGCCCCTTACGAATGCATTGCAATCTGCGACGATGCCGGAGTTGATTCCGATTGGTTCCATATTCCGGCGCATGCTGAAATCTGGCAGGCGATAAGGGCAGTTCTCGACATTCCAAACTTGCAGCTTTCTTTCATCAGTCTCACAACGTATCTACGCGACCGAAACAAGCTCGATGGCGTAGGTGGCGCAGGCTACATCAGCGAGCTATGGACCTTCGTACCTACTGCAAGTAACTTGCAATACTATATCGACGTGGCAGGCGCGAAATTGAGGTTGCGGAGAATCATCGCTCTCGGCACAGAGTTTGCATCGCGAGCTTACGATGAGCAACACGAGGCGGAGGAACTGGCATCAGAGTTTGAAAGCAAAGTGTTGACGCTATCGGAAGGCAAGGCCGGACGCGCGGAGCAAAGCAATAAACAACTCGTCACGGAAGTCATTCAGGACGTGAAAACCTTGTATGACAACAAAGGGAAAATCACGGGAATCGAAACCGGATTCCACGGCTACGACCAACTGACAAACGGACTCCATCCCGAAGAGATGACCGTTTTTGCCGCTCGCCCATCGGTCGGGAAAACAGCATTCGCCCTAGCTATAACGGAGCACGTTATACTCCGCCTCGGCATTCCCGTCATATTCGTTTCGCTCGAAATGAGTCCGAAACAACTCATGGCACGGCTTGTCTATTCGCTCGCACGCCTCAATCAGCAGCGAGTCAGAGACGGACACATGACAGAGCGAGATTGGCCTGCACTTACAGCCGCAGCGCAACAGTTGGCAGCCTCGCTTGTGACGATTATCGACACGGGCGAGACAGGCGGGAGCATTCAAAAGATACGCTCAAAAACACGCGCCAAGGTCCGAGAGCTTCGCAAGAACGGACACGCTCACGTTGTTTTCATCGGGGACTACCTCCAGCTAATGCACAGCGACGGGAAAAAGGCAGGTAACCGCGAGCAAGAAGTCGCCGAGGTTTCACGCGGTTTGAAGCTCATGTCGAAAGAGCTACGCATTCCGGTTGTGACGTTGGCGCAAATAAATCGCGCCTCTGTGAAAGAAAAACGTCGCCCGCGAATGAGTGACCTGCGAGAATCTGGAAGCATCGAACAGGATGCCGACAATGTTGCGTTCATCATTCGGCCCGAAATGGATTGTGAGCCGGACGATCCAGAGCGAACCAACCTCGCCGGAAAAGCCGACATTGATATTGCCAAGCAACGCAACGGACCTGCACAGGAAACCGTCGAACTGCGCTACGTAAAAGAATACGCACGATTTGAGAACCTATGAACACAACAGACACAAAAACAAAACGAGAGCAGGAAATTGAACGCTGGTTTGCGGTCTTAGCAAAACGACGTGATGGACTCAAATGGAGGGAAATTGCAGCGCATTTTCAGTGCAACGCCGATTCGCTTCCACGCATGGCGAAAAAAGCGGAGAACATCGAGCGGCAGAAAAACGGGTTACCTGCAATAAAGCCATTGAAAACGCGGACGTTTGTCATTTGCGAAAACAAACGCTTTTATTGCCTCGACAAAGTCTATTGGGACGGGAAAAGCCGGATGGAATGCGAATGCGGATGCGAGCAATTCCCTATTGATTCTGAGCGAGGAAAAGAACTGAAAGAGCTACGCGCTAAGTGCCGGACAGCCCTAGCAGTTGGCGACACACGAAGCCACGACAAGCCGTCATTGTGCAGCAAGTTCGCGGACTGGGTAGTAATCGACACACGTTACGCGCGCCAAATTACCATATGACAAGTCACGAAGCATACTACAAACGAAAGCGCGAAAAAGCGGAGAAACGATGGTTTGCAGTCCTCGCCAAAAAGCGCGAAGGACTGAAATGGCGAGAGGTTGCAGCATTCTTCGGAATCGACACGGCATTTGCCTTTCGCATGGCGCAGCAGGCGATAGAAATTGAACTAAGCCGGAAAGCCATGAAAGGAGCCGAATGAGTAACGTCATAATCGGCATTGACAACGGCGTCAGCGGATCTCTAGCTGCTATCTCGTCGCACAACGGCGCATTCATCGAAGCAATTCCGATGCCGATACAAAAGGCTCGGAAGGGGAATGAAATTGACGTGATAGAAGTTGAGCGATGGATTAAACACGTCGCCGCAGGCTTTCACAACGTCCACTGCGCGATTCTTGAGGAGCCGGGCGGTAGCAAGTCAGCCAAAGCAGCTACAAGTATGGCAGGGAGCTTCCACGCGCTCAGGACTGTGCTAACGCTAGCGGGCATCCGCTGGCATAGAATCACGCCACAGAAATGGCAAAAGGAAATGATGCCGGGATGCAGCGCGGGAGACACAAAGCCACGCGCATTAGAACTTGCAAAACGACTCTGGCCGGATGAGACTTTTTTGGCAACAGAACGAAGCAAGGTGCCAAATCACAACATCGTGGACGCGGCACTTTTAGCGGAATATGCGAGGATTAAAAAACTATGACATCCGACACAGCCCGCTGCAATGGAGTTGGAAGCATTGAAAACGGAGTGCAATACTGGCGAGAAGGATGCGAGACTTGCCTTAGACGCACCGCACCGAGGACGGAAAGAGTTGTGATGATGGAACCGCCAGCAATAATTGCTTTCGAGTGCGAATACTTAATTGAACCAGAACCATACGAATGCGAGCATCAGTTCACATTCTACGGCTACGCACCGGACGGCACTTGTTTTTTTAGGTGCCGGAAGTGCAAGAAACAGACTGATGAATAAAACAAAACCCCGCTCCGTTAAAAGAGCGGGGTTTTTAGTGGAGTTGTGATTGGCTCAGAATGGAATGTCATCCGGCGCAACATCATCATCCTTTGGCGCAGGCTTTTTAGCAACCGGCGCAGGCTTATCGGCAGTCCGTTTTTGTAGGTGCTTCCAGTTCCCGATAATCGGGCCTTTCTCGCCTGCTTCTCTGGCCTCTTTCCCGATATCCTGCACGATGAAACCATCGTTGCCATATTGATCGGGGCCGTCTTTATTCTCCATCAGCGTCACGTCCAGATATGTTCCTTTTGCACCGCGGAATAGGTGCAATTTATTGATTTTTGTAACGTCTATTTTCAGCTTTTGCATTGGTTTGGTTTAGTTGGTTTTTCTATCGCTTAAAGACTCTCCGTTCGCGTCCGGCATGTTCCCGAAATCCTCTTCGGGAACATAAGTCGGTTCAATGTCCGGCACATGCTCAATGCGTTTTCCGCACTTTGGACATACACACGCGCCGTCATGTTCAACGTCCATGTAATCACCGCAGCATTCTGGCGGTTCAGGGTAGTCAGGTATATCATTCCAGTAATCGTTCATGTTTTTATTTAATTTTCTCTCTCAATTTCTGCGCCCGGAATCTGCAATTCTCGTCAGCGTAAACGTCAGCGTATGCGGAAAGATAATCAAACGCGACCTTGAGGCTTGTGCGGTCGTTTAAGTGGCCGTTCTCAACAAGCCACACAAGATGCCATGCCGCAATGTGCGATTCGTAATCTAGTTTTTCCTTCTCGTTCATGGCGTTATTTCAAAAGGTAAAACGAACAACGTCAAATTTCACGAAGTGTCCGGAGATTCTCAACAGGAAAGTATGTCAAGCGATAAATCCATCCGTTGTTGGAATAGTTGATGAGTGCGAATTTCTGTCCGTTGATGCGTTTCGTTTTCATGCTTTTTGATTCTGTTTTTCTGTTTATCCTTGGCGTGATTGCCGCTGACGACGTGAAGTAAGCCAGAACTCCGCTCATTCGTCAAAGCCTTTTTTCATCTTTTTTCTAAATAGTCTGGAAAGGCTCATGGATGCTTAATTTGAGGCCGGTTCAATTTCGCAATAAGCGGTTCAGTTTGAATTTTTTTCTTCCGGTCTAGTTTGTAGCTTGACAGAAATTTTTTCTTTCGTTACAATGCAGGGGTGGAGCGCAGGGTGCGGAGGCTCGTCGGTTTACCTTTCCACCGTTAAGGTCGTCGCTTCGCTCCTTATTTATTTTTTTCATCAACTGACAAATATAATATACAAGGAGCGGAGCGACGCCCTACGATAACCGAGTAAGTAAAACAACGATTCGACTAACTCTAAGACCGGATAAAACTCTGTTTTTGTACCGTTACCGTACATTGTACGATGAGAAAAAAGAAAAAATTCCGCGAAAAAGAAAAAAGCGATTGGCCGGAAACCCGCACCAATGCTTGATTTGAAAGAAAAGTGAAAATAATTGAAAATAGTTGTGGACATTTCTGCGGAAAAGTTTAAAACAAAGAACGTCAAACGGGACCACGACGGGACCGGAGACGACATCAAAACAGAAAAACAGAAAATGAAACTCGCGCAAGTAATCCAAAAGCTTAAAACAGAAAAAGCACTTTCGGCAATCCACTGGTATTTTAATACTCCTGCAATTAAATTTGGAATCGGCGAAAGCGGTGCAGGAATCTGGGCGATTACAGTTTCTAAAGCGCGATGCGAAGTCCGCGCACGTTTCGGTAAACCAACTCACTTCTCGCCAACTCCGGAACTTAAAAAAGGATTTGCTAAAGCTATGGCAAAACTTTCTAAATAGATAACGCAAGACCCGCACTAACCACGCGGGTTTCTTTCTGCACACAAAGCTTGCCAGCGCGTTTTTATTTGCGGGCAATGGCGGAGGAGCGGAAGCAACATCAAGCCGATTTATGAACGAACAGAAGGAACAACAGGAGCAGAA